GATGTACTTCCTGGTATACTCTTTCGGATTCAGAGCAAGCGGGAACGCTGTAAAGCCCTCACCGATAAGGTGAAAAGCATCATCACTACACTTCATGTAGGACTCGAACTGGTAACGCATGACCAGCTCGTTGCTGGGGGTTACATTATCAGGCATTAATTCTTACCTCCTTGAGTAATATTCGAGCGACAGAAGGACTTGATAATCCTTGACGCCGTTTTCATAATTAGCAGCAATTGACGGGCTTGAAGATATTTCGATATTCGTGGGGGTTTTCTTATCGCTGATAGCAGGAAGATTGATAAACTTCCCGTTGCTGTCCTTCTCTGACAGCCAATCGCAAAGCTCGCTAAGGCAAGCTATAGCGTCGAGTTTTGAAGCGGTATCTTCGCCATCAACTCTCATATACACAGCGAAATTCCAAACACCAACATACGAACCGTTGACATATACACGCTTTTTTTCTGCCGATGCAAGCTGCTGGATCATCAGGCTTGGCGCGTCTTTGTCAATATCCTCGAGCATAAAAACAGCCGGCTTTTTAGGCCAGCTGTTCAAATGATCTCGCATTATCTTAGCAATAATAACTTCGTCGGCTTCATATATCCTCGGCATATTATCATCCTTCCTTCATAATCTTCCTGGCAGAAGCTATCCACTGGGCTTTTTTGAGAGGTTTAACCTTTTCAAACCACTGCGCACACGCTTGCGGGTGCTTTTTCTTTGAGAAGTTCATACTCAATCCGTAGTACACTTTACGGGCATATGACGCATTATATACGATTTTGCCGCTGCCAAGTTTTGTTCCCGTAATACCGCTCATAAACAGATTACCTGTTCTCATTGGAACATACGGGGTGCAGTCTCTTAAGACTTCGTTATCAAGGAATTGCTGTGCTTTGGAATACTTGGGACCGAATCTACCTACACATTTCCGGGTATCAATATTCACTTTTGCTTTCATTTTGCATTCACCTCAAAATGCCACATTCTTTTAGAACCGGCTTTTTTATGGCTGAAATCAGTAACCTTGAACTTTCTGCCTCCCTCGTCGGATTTGATAAAGTAATCGCGTCCGTTATCATGGAGTGTCCAGAACCCAGACTTATCCAGCAACGCTTCCCACTCCTTACACGGGAGATAAGATTTCGTCTGACCGTCGGTAGATGTCACCACAGTGCCTTTATCGAAGATGAAGAGTTGCGCGCTGTCTTGCCCCTTACGTCCCTGATCGTTAAGGGCAGCGCCCTCGGTAACTATACAGTAGCAGTGCGATATGACACTTTCCTCGTATGTTGCCTCGTCATCAACCTCGCCAATGTAGTTATAGAGAACTACAGAATCACGAAGAATTCTTTTGCTTGGCACGCTCAACACCTGCGAATGCCCAACGGGACATAAGCCCCATACGGCGCAAAAGCATGATAGCCATAGACGATACAGGGATACCGTCAACTACGATAATGGAAGACCCGGACGCACCCGAGGAATTACCGCCGGATGATACCGAATAATCTCCGAGATGTTCGCTGCCGGAGCTGAGCTGCACGTCAGCGAATCCGAGGATCGCATCAACACCACCCTGTTCCTGCAAGAATTCAACCTCGTAAGCAACTGCCTTCTTGAAAGCGGCATCAAGGACGTCATCTTCATCAGGCTTCACACGACATATCTCGTAAATCACCTCAGAAGCAATGTCCTCCAGTCTGTTAAACTCGTTAGCAGGGATGCTCTTCCCGTGGAATTCATCATCGTAGTATGTTTTTGTGATATAGGGCATAACAGCACCTCCGATTAGGAATGCTTGTCTGCGATATGTCTGTCGAGATTAGCTTTACGGCTGTAGTTCTTGCCACACACAGGGCAAACAAACTCTGTTTCTTTCTTTTCTTCGGGAACAACCTGCTCCGGCGCTTCCTGAATCTCCTCGGCAGGTGTCACTTCTTTTGTTTCTGCAGGTGCTTCTTCTACAACCTGCTCCTGCTCTTCCAGAGGAGGAGCGGTCGGAGCGGGTTCTTCCTCTCCGACCACGCTGTATCCGAGCGTCTTGTACGCTTCGACGAAGCAGTCCGGAACATGAGTTGTTTCGGTGTCCCTTTTCATCAATTTCATACAGGCTCTCCTTCTTTTCATAGTACTTGATTAACCCAGAGAGATAATCTGAGCGATATGGATACTCTTATGGTCAATGTACTCCTTATTTGTGCCTCCAGAGTTGACCAACTCCCAGTTGGCACCGAGTGCAAGTTCAGCAGGAGTGGGAGACGGAGAAGCCAGGCTATTTTTTGTGAAGCTTATACCATAAGGAGCAAAACAGAAACGTCTGCGAGTAAACAGCATATCCTCACCGCCATTTTTCTGCGGGTCTCTGAAAGGCTCGTAAGGTACTTTTGCGCCACACTCTGTAAACTCAATCGCCCCACTGCCAAAGATGTAAGTTGTATAGGCAGTTTTGATGACCGGAGACTGTTCTGTACCTACATTGATGCTCTGCATAGGCATTCCGTCATCGACAAGAACAACGTTGCCGTTAATGGTGCCAAGGCGCAGGTCGCGTTCAATACCCTGAGAGTCAGTTGAACGCATATAGGAAAGCAGTTTCAAATTTTGAAGATTTTTCGCAACAGTCGAATGCATAATTGCAAGACTGAACTCATCCTTGTCATCACCGCAAGCCTTCTGAGTTGCATCGTTTAATGTAGTATCACCAATACAACCAGCACCAACATTGCCGTTCGCGGCATTTGCAGTTACATCAGTAGTGTGTGCGTTAACAAACGCTAAGCCTGCTGTATCTGTCATGCCAAAAACGCCTGACATAATTGAAATCAGGGTCTTTTGATAGACTTTCTGCCAATATCTGGCAACCTGCTTAGCAATATTGGCCATGAAGTCAACACCACCAGTGATATCTTGAGAAAAGTCCTTTTCCTTGAATCCCTTCGCACGACCAACAACAATACGATCATGCATATATGTCGGGGTGGACGATGTGTTAATGTCGGTGTTACCGTCGTAGTTATCCGGTTCACCACCGATTAAACCAAGCAGCGGAGAAGAAATAAGATTGCCACCAACCTGGTCGCGCAAAGAGTCCACCAATTCATTACGTGTAACGATTGCGCCACACTCAAGCATTTTTGTTTTTGCAAGGTCAGGAACGGAATCAATGTACCGACCAAATACCTGAGCGTTAAAGTTTTTACTGTCGAAAATTGACATAAAGTTAATTCACTCCTTTAATCGAATTTAATAGAGTCAGCCATTTCAGGATGCTCATTTGCCGCCTTCATCCAATCCGAAAGCGTTTTCTTGGGTTTCGGAGGATTCTGAGGCTGTCTCTGCTGCTGGGAGAACTGAGGCTGATTCGACGGCTGCGGATCTCCGTATTCGTTGTTATCGCCTGCAGGTTCGATAATGAACGCGGACTTTGTAGCATCATCGGTCATCAGCTTCGTCATGTAGTCTTTTGCGCCCATGAACTCACCGTCAACGAGCTTGAACTCCTGTTTGTCGAATGCCGCTTTCACGCCATCCTCGGCAAACTGCGATGAGAACTTATACCCCTTAAAGAAGAGATCGCGTGTGAACGCCCTCTCCTGCTGGGCAAGTTTCTCGTTGAGCGCCGCTGTTTCGGTGTTGTACTTGTTCTCCCATTCGCTCGCCTTCCGCTTTATGCCGTCTATATCCATATCTTTGTAGGATTGGATCTCTGCATTAGCGTCGGTAAGCTGCTGTCTTACACCGTTCAGCTCGGTAGTCTTGGCATCCAGCTTTTCTTTGGCGACAAAGCCACCTTCGGAAAGGTTTACGAGCTTAATGTCCTTGGCCGCGGACAACTTCTCGGAAAGTTGGTCGAAGGTCAATGCCGTCGGATTACCGTCCTTGTCGTTGAACAGTGCTTTTAAGAATTCGTACATAAGTACCTCCATTGTTTCGCCTGATTTAATTTAAACGTCAGTTCACTCTGACAACCGGCTATCCCGTTGTTTATATCTCCACGGGACACAGAGAAAATTTGACATAAAAAAAGAACCTTTTAACGTCATGTTCAGGACGTGCGCTCTGAGCGCAATGTATTTAATTTTGGTTATAAAAAACCGCCTGCCGAAGCAAGCGGTTTAACGGTTTAATAATCTATCTCTTTCTTGTCCAACTTCAAGTGAAAACAGAATAACACTTTCATAGTTTACATTTTGCCCTTTATCAATAAAATCAATTATCAATTGTCTATCTTCATCAAATTCACTATCGGCCAACACACCAAGGATATAATCATCATCGGTTGAAAACTGTCTTAGTTTCTCTATCAGCTCTAAAGTTGTTTTGGAGCGTTGTTTTGTCTCACAATACTCAGAAACAGTCATTACTTAATCGCCTTCTTTCCAATAATCCTATAATTCCCGGCTCCGTTGTTTTCCACCGTGTAGTAAAAATCTCCTATTGCCTTTTTGAAAACTTTTTTACTTCTCTGCTCTAAAGTAATATTCGTTTCCAACTCGCTCATAACGTGTGCATATTCCCTTCTGGGGAGAATAATAGTCGGGAAATCCTTACTTGACTTTGCGAAGTGTTGAATATCAATTTTTAAGGAAGTTCCATTATTATTTATTTTACCACTTAATGAGGATTTTTCAAGCGGTTTAAGTGCATTTGTAGTATTAATTTTCGTGCCGGAACTTGTTCTTCTTCCATTATATCCGGCAGTATATGTACGAGAATAATCGTTGTATAAACCGTGCTCCTGGCAGTATTCACGCAAGCGCTTCTGACGGTTCCTGAGCTTTGATTTTGCTTGCCGGAGATCAGACTCAATGCCTTCCTGCAGTTCCGCAGATTCAGCGGCATCGAGCCCGGCTTCCAGTGTAGCAACTTCACGTTTGGCTTCGCGCACCATCCTCTCATAGCGCCGTTGTTTCTGCTCTTCCTCGTAAAGCCTGGCATTCTCTTCGCTGTCGAATTTT